GTATGTTTTTAAAATTTTTTTTGTGAAATTAGACGTAATGACGTAATAGACGTAATAAATCAATGTTTATGCGGCTTCCAGAGCATTTCACTTCATTACTGCTCAAAAAAAAAGCGTAATTTTCAGGGGAGATCCGCGAGATGCTTTTTTGAAAAATATTTTTCGTTGTTGGGCTGAAAAAGTATATAGGGGGACCTCGGATTGTTTTTGGGGTGGGAATTGCGGTGACGTGGGGGTTGAGGCGTAATGGGTTGACTTTTGATGGTACGGCCTTTACAATTCGTGCAACATTTGCGGGGTGTAGTTGTGTTACAGATTGAAGCAGGAATCGAGATGCCGGAGACCCGGACGAAGTACCCGTTTGATGAGATGGAGCGAGGGGATAGCATCCTGTTCACCGACAAGAAGCAGGCGGAGTCGGCCCGGGTAGCGTCGATCCGGTTTGTGAAGGTCCACCGCCCTGGCTGGACATTCTCCCTGCGCCGAGTCGATGGGGGCTGGCGGCTGTGGCGGAGCACTTGACGTGACAAAAAAGGATGTCTGGAACGTCCCACCGGTGACGCCGGACAAGGCACGCACGCGAATGTCCCGGGAAGTGGCCCCGCTGCGCAAGCAGCGCAAGACCCTAAACGCCAAGGAATGGAAGTTCGTCACCGAGCTGGTGACCGGCGATGGCCGGGTAACGATGAAAGAGGCGGCGATCCGCGCTGGGTACACTGAGACCTCCGCCTCCGTCATGGCGTGGAAGCTGACCAACCCTGAGATCAACCCGCACGTGGTGGCTGCGATTCAGGAATACCGAGCGCAGCTGAACTCGAAATACAACACCAGCTACGAGCGGCACATGCGTGACTTGCAGATGATCCGGGACAAGGCCCTCGAGGCGGGTGCGTATGCTGCTGCAGTGCAGGCCGAGTACCGCCGAGGGCAGGCCCTGGGCACAATCTACGTTGAACGGAAAGAGATTCGCCATGGGACCATCGACAGCATGTCGAAAGAAGAAGTGCAGCGCAAGCTCGACGAGCTGCGCAAGCTCTACGGCGGGCCTCCCCCGACTGCTCTCATTGACGCCAAAAGCGGCGAAGTAATCGAGAGCATAGACCGTGAGCGAGACCCTGAATTTGTCCCTCCCGTGGCGGAACCTGCCCCCGATATCTTTGAACGGGACAACGATCTGGGACCCGACGATGGCCGGTCCTGAAGCTGCGTTCGCCTTGCGTGTGCGCGAGGGGTTGCAGCCCTTGGGCGTGGATATTGAGCGCATCGAAAATCGGGTAAACCTGGGGATTTCTGATTGCTTGATGGGGATCGGTTCGCGCTTTGTTGCCGTTGAATTGAAGGTGGTCGAGCGCGGGTTAAAAGTTGCGCTGCGGCCCCATCAAATTGCTTTCCTGACCCGTCACGCCATGAAGGGCCGTCCCTGCTTTGTTTTGATCCAATACAAGGGGACGCTGGCCAAGCCGGGGAAAATCTATCTCTACCATGGCCGGGACGCTGTTGCCCTTGCCGAGCACGGCCTGCGATACGCCCCGCTGCGCACGTGGCCGAATCGTGGCATGCCATGGCCGGAGCTGGCCGAAGCACTATCGACCGACGGGGACCGATAGAAAAATACAATTGGACATTTTGCCCGGTGGTGGCATAATGAGAGCTCCACCAACAGAAAGGATAGAGCCGTGAGAAAACCCGTTTGCGTGTATTGGGCGCATGCCCGCAACTGTGAACCCTCGAAGATTTTTAAGAGGAAGCGGGACGCCCTAGCGTGGGGCCGTGAATTTTATGATGGGGTTTTTATTGTCGAGCCCATCGTAAAAAATAAGCTATCGGCACGCCTGGATTATTTGAAAAATACAATTGGCGTTGTCCCGCAATTGGCCATATGATGGCCCCCTCAACAGAAAGGATAGAGTCATGATCAAAACCGTCGCCATTTCGTCAAACCGCAAAACCGGCCCCATCGCTGTCACGTATCGGAGCGGAGAGCACGAAACCTATAGCACGTGTCCGAAGACGTGCAAGTTGCACCCGAAAAGCGAAACCGGGTCCGATACGATCGACCTAGAGTATTTACATGCCCTGCTCGATTCGGTCCCGATGCGGGGCACCGCCTGGACCTATTCACATTTCGCGGCGTGGTCCCTGCCAATTGCAAAACCCGGCCAGACCGTGATAAATGCAAGCTGTGACACTGTGGCCGAAGCTGTGGCCGCTGTGGCTGCTGGCCGTCCGGCAGTGCTGGCCGCTGCTAAAGATACCGCCGACCAGTGGCCCCGCATGGTTGACGGCGTGCGGTTTCACCGCTGCCCTGCCGAGCTGTCCGAGAGCTTCACATGTGCCCAGTGCGGAAATGGTTCCCCGCTGTGCGCTCGCCCCGATCGGCGAGACGTGGTGGTGTTCGTCGCCCATGGGAGCGGCGCGAAACGTGTCGGCACGGATGAGGGCGGCGGGTGTTATGCGGCGAGCGGGCCCACTGCGATACAGTGGCACGGCGTCAAAAAAACCGGGGCGGCTAATGATGCCGAAACGGTCCGCCGTTTTGCTCGCTCGCTGCCCCCTGGTTCGATGTTGCGTCACCACGTGGCGGGTGACATCGGAAGGGCGGCATAATGTTTATATTGGTGATTTTGATATTCGTCGTCGGGTGGTTCCTGGTCGATAAATTCGGAAAATGGGACGACTGACGGCGATTAAAAAATACAATTGGACCCGGGCCAATAACAGACTATCATTCACTCATCCGCTGCAATAACGCACGGATTCAACCCTCAAGAAAGCGAGAAAGAAAATGGCACATATGATCGACACCACCACCGGACGCGCTGCAATAGCTTACGCGGGTGAAACCCCCTGGCATAAACTGGGGCAGCAGCTCACCCCGGGCGCGTCAATTGAAACGTGGACCCGCGAAGCCGGGTTAGCCTACACAGTGCTCGAGTCCCCCGTGCTCTACAAAACCGAAGCGGCGAGCGCTCCCGAAGTGTTCAAGGGCCGTAAGGTATTGCACCGCTCGGACACCGGCGGAGCTCTGGCCGTAGTGTCGGATGGATACCACGTAGTGCAGCCCGCCGAAGTGATGGGATTTTTTGAAAAGCTGGTGGAAATCGGCGGGTTCCAGCTCGAGACCGCCGGAGTGCTCAGCCACGGGAAACGTGTCTGGGGTTTGGCCCGGGTCAACGATGGCGCGGAAATTCTCGGGGGTGACGTGGTGCGCCCTTATGTGCTGCTCGGCACGTCATACGATGGGACCATGGCCACAGTCGCGAAATTTACCAGCATCCGGGTGGTGTGCAATAACACCATCACCGCAGCGCTCGGCAGCGGCGAGTCCGTCCGGGTGCTGCACAGTGAGCGATTCGACGCCGACCGGGTTCGTCAGGACCTCGGGATTGTGGCCGATGCGTGGGACCGATTCCTGATTCAATCCCGGCAGCTGGCGGGTGAGCCCCTGTCGGCCATCGATGCGGATATGTTTGTGCGCTCACTGCTCGAGCCGTACAAATCCCCTGGCGTGCCCGTGAGCGAGTCCCGTGCTTATCGTCGCATTCTCGAGCTGTTCAACGGGAAAGCTATCGGTTCGGATATCCCCGGGGTGGTCGGCACGCGCTGGGGCATGTTGAACGCCGTCACGGAATTGGTGGACCATGAGCGGGGCCGTTCGGACAATACCCGCATCGAATCGGCATGGTTCGGCACTGGTGCTGCGCTTAAAAACCGGGCCCTGGAACTGCTCACGGCTTAACCGGGGAATAATTGGGGACAGATGAGCCCCATTCTCGAGGGGCCGTCCCCGATAATTGGGGACAGATGAAAGTTAATTTGCCTGAGGGGAAACTAGGCCCCTGGTCCCTGGCGCGTGACGCCTGAAACGTGGCGCGGGGGCCGTGGTCCGGGCCCCGTGGGGCCCGGCTCGAGGGTTTCCACTAGTGGAAACCGGGCAGAATGTCCTATAATGGGGGCTCGCGGTGCATGGTGCGCCGCGTCACAGAAAGGATAGAACCATGCGCTTGAATTTTTACTCTGACCCCGGGCACGGCTGGCTTGCCGTGCCCCTGGCCCTGCTCGAGCGGCTCGAGCTGCTCGACGCCATCACCGGCTACAGTTACATGCGCGGCATGCTTGCCCACCTTGAGGAGGATTGCGACGCCTCGCGGTTCTTGGCCCGTGCCCGGGGCGCGGGCATGGTGATCACGTTCCGCGAGTCGGTGTGCCCGGACCGGCACTCGAGGATTCGGAACTATGACCCGTATAGCCCGGAGCGGGCAAGGCGGAACCTTGCCAACAATCGGGCAGCGCGGACCGATTGAAAAATACAATTGGACCGGGGCCACGGCCCCGGTTACAGTTGAATCACTGGGCCGATGGTCGGCCCGGACTTAGAAAGGATAGAGTCATGAGCACCAATAACCCATTCGCCAAGCACACCAGCAGCATGTTCGGCAGCCGTGGGTGCGATATCGATCAGGCCCTGATTTACGCCAACGAGGTGATCAGCGCCATGCCCGGAGAAGTCCAGGCACATGCCACAACCGCACTGATGGTTGTGGTAAACACCGCCGCCAACGTATTCGCCCAGTCGCAGGGCCCGAGCCCTGAGAGACTGATGGTACTCGACCTAGTCAACCAGCTGGTGGGTGAGTGAATCAACGAGGCGTTCAACGACCTGGATGAGCAGGTCGTCAACAAAATATCAACCTGGATGGAGATCAACCTGGACAACCGACTGGACGACTGGGCCAACAACGCGATGGCCTTCGAGGACGCATGTGACAACCGAATCGAGCGCTGGATCGAGAACAACCTGGACGTGTCCAGTCAGGTGGAGTCGGCACTCGAGGACTTCGACCTCAGCGACAAGATCGAGTCAGCGATCAACGACATGGATTTAGTGGTGCGCACTAGATAAAATAATTTGCACAACGGACAAATTGTCCGTTATAATGTAATCACTGTGGCGCGGTGCCACAGTGAAACCCAAGAAAGGATAGAGTCATGAGCACTCGCAAAGTCAACCCCTTGATCAAGGCCGTCAACGAGTCCATCAGTGAAAGCAAGGCCAACGCCCAGCGCATGCACCAGCAGGCAAAGGAATTGGCAAATCAGCGCATGCTGATCAGGGCCCAGTTCAGCGACATGCTGAAAGACTTCAACACGGACAAGCACCGGTTGTCCGTGTCACTGTCATGTGGCGCTCCTCACATCAGCATTGTGCTGAACAAGCTGGACTCGTTCAAGGACGAGGACCTCACAACCCTGCTGGCCTATCTGGTCAACGCAGACGCAGAGATCAAGGAGGAGGCATGGCCCCAGTTCCACAACAAGGACTACCACACTGAAGTCCATGGCGCTCGAGTAGCGATACATGCATATGTCAGGTCCGACTCCGAGACCTGCAGACGAGTCCAGGTCGGCACCCAGCTGAAGGAGGAGCCAGTCTGGGAACTCCACTGCGGCTGATCACCACCAGGGCCTGGGCCCTGGTAAGCGTGGAGCGTTAGCTCCACGCTATTCCCGCGCCGCCGCCGATCAGAATAAAGAGCTTGACTCTGGGACCGTGCTGAGCTCCGCTCAGCACGGAACAGTCAGAGGGGGAGGGCCATAATCAGCCCACTTGCTTCAGGCGTCGGCTTTCGCCCTATTTTTGCCCCAGGAAAACCACCAGGAAACTTGACCCCCGCCCCCATAAAAGGGCCCCTTGTTCCCAAAAAGGCCAAGCCGGGGTATATTTGCGCACATGTCAAAACCTGATGACGTAGAAGAGGAACGGCTACGCCTCGAACTACGCCTTCGCCTCCTGGAAGCCCAGGAACGCGCTTCGAGTAGCTTTATCGATTTCTGCCAGTACGTCTGGCCAGAGATGCTTGTCGGCGAACACCACCGACGTATTGCCAAAGCCCTGGACCGTGTCGTGTCCGGCGAGTGCAAGCGCTTGATCGTGGCCATGCCCCCGCGCCACGGTAAAAGCCAGATGGGCAGTTATCTGTTCCCTGCCTACCTGATGGGCAAGAAGCCTGACTCAAAACTCATCGTCGGTTCGCACACGGCGGAGTTGGCGCAGCGTTTTGGCCGGATGATCCGAAACCTTGTGGACGACGAGAAGTACAAGGAGTTGTTCCCTGGCATGCAGCTGTCAGCGGACAGCAAGGCTGCCGGACGGTGGAACACGGCCCAAGGAGGGGAAGCGTTCTTCATTGGTAAGGGCGGTGCGATGACGGGCCGAGGCGGTGATGTCATTGTGCTGGACGACATCTTAGACGAACAGGATGCAAACTCCGAGACTGCGATGCAGCAGACGTGGGAGTGGTACGAGTCAGGTCCCCGTCAGCGTTTACAGCCGGGGGGTGCAATCATCCTGATCAACACGCGGTGGAAGACCGACGATCCGGCGGGACGCCTCCTGAAGATGCAGGGCAACCTGAAGGCTGACCAGTGGGAGGTGCTGGAGTTCCCGGCGATCCTGCCAAGCGGCAATCCTCTCTGGCCGGGGTACTGGAAGATCGACGAGCTAGAGAAGGTCAAGTTCTCTATTGGCCTGAAGAAGTGGAACGCCCAGTGGCAGCAGCAACCCACGAACGACGAGGGTGCAATCCTGAAGCGGCACTGGTGGCGCAAGTGGACGTATGACGAGCCGCCCCAGTGCGAATACCTCCTGCAGTGCCTGGACACGGCGTACTCCAAGAAGGAGACCGCTGACTTCTCCGTCATTTCCACCTGGGGCGTGTTCTACCCGGATGCCGACTCTGGCCCGAACCTGATCCTGTTGAACGTGCGCAAGGGCCGGTGGGATTTCCCTGAACTGAAGCGGGTGGCCAAGGACGAGTACCAGTACTGGAAGCCGGACAATGTCCTGATCGAGGCGAAGGCCACGGGAACGCCGCTGCAGCAGGAATTGCGTCGTCTGGGGATTCCTGTCACGATGTTTTCCCCGGGCGGGCGGCGCACGGGCCAGGACAAAATCTCCAGGGCTAATGCTGTTGCGCCGGTGTTGGAATCTGGTATGGTGTGGTACCCAGAGGGCAAGGAGTGGGCCGAGGAGCTTGTTGAGGAATGCGCGGCTTTTCCCAACGGATCCAATGATGACCAAGTGGACACGGCGGTCATGGCTTGGCACCGTTTTCGCCAGGGCGGGTTTATCAGTTTGAACGATGACGATAACGAGGAACCGGTCCGTGATACGTCGCCTGTTGAGTATTATTGATGTCCCGCCTACAATGGGCGCATCCTTCTAGCCCCGAGGACCACGGACCATGGCCCAAGACGATTTCCTCCAATTTCAAGAGCGTGTAAAGCAAGCCGAGTCCCGTGGACAGCGGTACGGCAAGGATGGAAAACTTTTGACTTCTCCGAAGGGTGCGCAGGGGGAGATGCAGGTGATGCCTGGGACGCAGGCGGACCCGGGGTTTGGGGTGACGCCTGCCAAGCCTGGGGATGCGGAGGATATTGCTCGGGTGGGCCGGGATTATTTGGCTGCGATGGACAAGCGGTATGGTGGCAACCGTGTGTATGCTGCGGTGGCGTACAACTGGGGTCCGGGGAACGCGGACAAGTGGATTGCCAAGGGTGCGGACTTTTCCAAGTTACCGGCTGAGACGCAGGCGTATGTGCAGGCTGTGACTGGGGAAGCGCCCAAGGTTTCGCAGGCCGTGGCTCAAGCGCCGAGTCCCAAGACCACGCCTGCGGCGGACATGGGGGTGGGGTATCAGGCGGCGTTGGCGTTGAGTTTCTTGGATGACAAGGACAACGAGGACGACGACGAGAAGGCTGTGGCCAAGTTGGAGGAGGAAGAGGATACGCAGGCGGCGAAGATGCTGGCTGAGTACAAACCGTATAACGCTTTGGCTGATTTGGATTTGACCAGTACTGCGCCGAAGCAATTTCAAAAGGGCGGGGAGGCAAAAACAGAGGACGTACCCACCCCGATGCTGTTTTCAGTGCCGACTTATGCTGAGACGGTGAGCCATGAGATGTACCCAGGGCAGGGCGGGCAGTTTGATCAGAAGGATGCTGCTCGTCACATGCTGGCTGCAGGGACGTTGGCACGCAAGTATGGTGAGAATGCAGCAGAGATGCTGGGCAACTTGCACGAAATTAAGACTTCCCCACTCAAGTGGATTGGTTCCAAGCTCGGGATCAGCCAGATGCCGGTTGATTACGAGCAGGATTTGCACAACAACCGGGTGGGGATTGAGTTGGCCAAGCGCTCCAAGAGCCAAAAGGATTTGGAAGACTTGATCAACGCCGAAGCTGAGCGGGCCAAGAGCCAGCAGACGCCCGGAGCGGCCTGGGTTGGCAAGCCCGTGCGCCGCGCAGACGGTTCCCCGGAGACCGGAGAGCGTCCGCTGACCGCTGAGGAGATTGAAGCAGCGTCC